CCATACCTGATGCTAAACCTAATAAAAAAATTATAATTATTTCCATAATACTACCTCTACAAGAAATCTGGCGTTGTGTAAATAGATACGCAACGACAATTTATTGTTTCTCCTGGAGAACCTGCTGGATCACCTGGATATTTTAATCTATCACCACCTACAATAAAAGGTTCTTCTAAACCTACTTGTTGCCCTGTTGCCGCTATATGAGTAGCTCTTGTTCTACCATCAGCTACTGCAACCCATTCTTTTTTAGTACCAGCTATACCCATGTTTTCAGCGACCATTTCATTGGCAAAACTAGCAGTTCTATGTACTTCTGTTCTAGCAATTAAATTAGCACGAAGTATACCCATTCCTACTATAGCATTTCTTATCTCATTACCAGTAGAATTTATACCCTCACCATTACCTAGACTATTGTTAATAACATTCTGTATTTTTAATTTTGTACTATCATTTATACCTACAACTAAAGTTGCAACATTATCATTGATATATTTTTCTAATTCTAATTCAAAATCACTATCAAAATCTTTAACATTTTGTTCCCTGTTTAACATGTTATTTTTAAAAGCATTTGCAACAACTCTATATTGTATTTTAAATATATTTATTAGCTCATTAAAAGAATTGTTTTGTCTTATTTCTAACATGATTGTAGAACCGAAGCTAAAATCTTCAGCTAATCCATTACCTAATTTATTAAAGTAATTTTTTAATCTACCTGTAAACTGTTTGATATAGGGTTCTCTTAATCTATTTTGTCTGACCCACTCTCTTCTTTTTACATTCTTAAATATTTTAAGTTGTCTTTCGTTATAAATCATTAATGTAAAGTTGTGTTAATAGGTTTTATAATATCTGTAACATCTAAATTTTGAGTAACATAAATATATGATGCTATATTTACAGCTTCCATTTCATTTATGACTGGACCAACTCTTATTACTACTTCGTGATTATTATCATCATCTTTTTCTATAAAAAGTCTTGATGTTAATTGTTTTAATTTTGACACTTTTCACTCCTATGTTGCAAGTGGATGTCCACTTGGTAGTAAGTCTAGGTCAAATTTACCACCTCTAAATCTCCCTGATCTAACAGCATATAAAAAAGCATTTACTCTAGCATATGCCCATTGTTCTTCACTTGTTACACTTGGTCTTACACTTCCTGGATTTGTTCTGTAAGCACCTATACCTCTTTTAAATACAGCAGTTAGCATTCTTAAAGTAACTCTTTTACCAGCTTTATCTCCATGCTTTTCATTATGCTTATCAACTTTGTTTTGTAATCCTTTTTTAACTGCGGCTGTAACTTGTTTTTCTTCTATAATTCCTTCTTCTAAAAACTTTCCTCTTTCTCTATCTAGTTGTGCTGATTTTTTCTTTGCCCAACTTTGACCAGCATCACCACCCCATAATGACCATGCTATTCTACCATTGGATGGATAACCTTTTTCACCAGGTCTAAAACCATCAGCTCTTTTATCTACCTCATGTCTAGCAAAGAAGCTGTTCATTCTTCTAACTGTTCTTGGTGATAGTTTTTCTTTAGCAACTATTTGACTTGCTCTTGTAGCACCTATTCTTGTACCACCTCTATTAAATTCTTTTCTCCACTCTATACCTCTTTTAGCTTCTGTAACCATACCATCAGTTGGTACTGTATCAATATCGCTTTCTGCTTTAATGACTTCATCTAATTCTTCATCAGCACTTTGCATATCATTATCTAATTGTACTTCTTCTTGTTCTTCTTGTTGTGTTCTTTCTTCTTGTTCTTCTTCTGTCATTGGATCAGTATCAGGTTCATCTTTTGGTTCTTCTTCATCACCTGCTATGTTTAAAGGCATTAAGTTTGCTGGTACAAGTAAACTATCAGCACCATCTAATGGTTCATAACCCATCTGTTCTCTAGCTTCGTTTCTTGTAAGAATACCATTTTGTACTCCTTGTGTAACAGATTCAAATATTCTTTTTCTTTGTTCTGCCATAGCTGGAATAGAATCTATATTATATCTTAATTCTAAATCTTCACCAAATTGAGGTGATAACCACTCATTTAAATCTGATTGTACTCTATCCAATAAAGGAATAATTGTTTCATTGTATAGTGCAAGTTTAGCTTCTGCAAAATTAGAGTAAGTTTGTGAGTCTGGTATTCCAATTATTTGACTTGGTACACCATAAACTAATGCAATGTCTTTTGCTGACATATGTTTTAAACTAGCAAAGTCCATATCTTTTGGAGATAATCCCATTTCTTTCCAATCAAAATCTCCCTCTAGTAACATTGGTTTCCCTGCATTACCTGTACCTGAAAATCTTTGATTGATGTCATTTACTAATTGACTTCTTTGTACATCACTTAATTGCACTTGTGCGCCTGTTTCGTCTTTAGGTTTAAATACAACTGCACCACTTGGTCTTGCACCATTTTGTAATAAATTTACATTATGTTTATTTGCAAGGTTATGTTGGTCTATATCAATACTTGCAGTTGAGATTGGTGACATTCCATAGAAATCATCTAATGGATTAAATAATTTTATATGTTTAATTTTTGAGTTACCTGTTGATTGATCTACCTCATAACTATTTACAGTTTGACCACCTATAATATAATCATAAGCAGTAGGCATTGATCTTGAACCTGCTTGTATTCTTATTCTATCTGGTCTTAAATTATATAATTCTGTAGGAGGTGTTCTATCACCACCAACTGAAAGAATATAACTATTTCCTGAAATTTGTAAGTAAGCATATAGTGCCTGGAAAAATTCTACACTAGAACACATTGGACTTGGATTATAAAGTAAATCTAATAATGGGTGACTATCTAATTCTTGATCACCTCTAAATAAATTTATTTGTACTCTACTTGCACTATTTGCAATTTCATTGATACATCTATATACTATTGCGTTTTGTTGATAGCCCTCTTCAGCTAATTGATCGTATCTTGCTTTGTAAGTTACATCTGTTCCTAAACTATTATAATAAACAACAGGAGCTTCTTTTTTTCCTGATTGTTTTTTATCTGTAGTGTTAAAAATATTTTTTATATTATCTAATATTGTTGCCATCTATGATACTCTCCATAATGCTTTTTTTGTTGTTTGCAAGTTATCATACAATGTAGATAAAACATCAACTTGGTCATCATGTACATCATTTAATCCTGTAAAACTCATAATCTCCTGTAAGAATGCGTTAGTAAAATTTTTATTCTTTGGAATTAATACTCTACCATCATTCCAGGCAGATGCAACAGGTTGTGCTCTTACAAACTTATCATTTCTAGCAGGTCGTGAAATAATATTCAAGTTATGTTCTTTAATCATAAAATCAACAACACCTTTTTCTGTACCTCCAATATAAGCATATATAGGTGATTCATAAGTTTCTTGGTACTGTTTACATATACTAGCAAAGTGTGTAGCTTCTACCTGTCCTCTCCAAACATCTAATATATAAATTTTACCATCATAATATTTAGCAACACCAGCAACAGAAAAATCTGAATATGTTTTTGTAGAGTATGCAAAATCAACTGCAATAATTGTTTTACCTCCATCTGGTACTTTTTCATAGAATACTGGGTCTTTGAATACTTTACCCCCTTTAATAAAGGGTTTTTGCTGATACATAGCTGACCACCAAAATTCACCAACTGCTCTTTTTCTTTCTTCTAATATCTTTTTGGTATACCTGGACTCCCATAATGCTTCACCTATTTCTCTACCTAAAGGGTCCTGTGGTTCTGCTATAGCTGGAAGACTTACTACATCCCATTTATCACCATCTAATTCTGCTTGTTTTAATAACCTGCCTGCTAAATCATCTACATGCCATCTAGTCATAATAATAATAATAGAAGATTCAGGAGCTAATCTAGTAGTTGCAACTGATTGAAACCAATCCAATGTTTTATCACGATATACTGTACTCATAGCTTGTTCGTTATTTTTAACAGGGTCATCAATAATAAAAACATTTGCACCTCTACCTGTAATACCACCACCTACACCAACACAATACATTCCACCACCCTGTTCTGTTTCCCAGTTACCTTGAACATTTATGTCTTGATTTCTTTTGACCCCATACATTTTAGGCACATATTCATCAAATACTTCTTTTGCTTTCCTACCCCATGATGTAGCGAATGATGTTTCGTATGATGCTAATATAAGTTTGTTTCTTGGGTGTGTTGCTAAATACCATGCAGGAAAATACTTTGATGTAAATTCTGACTTACCATGTTGAGGTGGCATATTAATTAATAGTCTTTTAATTTTACCACTCGCAACCTGTAACAATTTTGTGTTTAAATACTGCAAATGTTTTGGAAACTGCCAAGTAAAATTACTTGTCATCATAGCAAAACCTCCAGGTTGACTAGTCGCTATCTTTAACTTTTGATAGTAATCTAGTTGCAAGGTCGGCTGATTCTTGGTCTTGTCCGATTCTTTTAATAAAGTCATCTTCTATATTTATTTGTTGATTTGTGTTGTCCCTTGTTATTCCTCCTTTAGCAACTCTTTCTACTTCTGTCAGCATTTTAAAAGGATGTGCTATCTTTGAAACTATAGCAACTAACTCTACATCTGATAAGTTTGCAAAGTCTAATTCTTTTTTTTCTTTTAATCTTTTTAATAATTCTTGTGCTGGAGTTATTAGAGAATATGTCATTTGTAAGGCATGGCTTCCCTGTCGTTTACCCATTTCCTCCATTTCAGTTTTCATAGAGTTATATCTTATCTGTGCTTGTTGTTGGTCAAACTTGCTAACTCTTGATACCCAACCATATTTAGATGAAATCTTTTCTATTTCTCTAGTTGTTAATTGGACTTCTTCAGCTACTTTCTTTAATGTTCGTTTATATCCCATGTTTTGATACACTAGATAAAACTCGTAATGTTTATTGGATTCTTCTGTTTCTTTTTCTATCATAGAAATTATTAAAAGCTATTAACCGAACTCTTACCGAACTTCTACATTATGATATTAAATAAATCAAATAATATCTAGGCAATCAATAGTTGTGTTGTTCAAATGTTTTATCTTCAGCTCTACTATGATCATCATCTTTCATACATTGGTAGTGTGCATAAACATGAGTGATAGGTTCTAATGTTTTTACCAGCGCAACAAATGAATGATCTGAATAAATTTCTTTTTTGCAATATATGCACTTGGAAATATATCTGCTTAAATCTTCTAATTTTGTTTTTTTTGCTCTATTTCTCATGTTTACCTTATGTTCCTCCTGGAACTCCCGTCTTTCCTATCTTATTTATCTAATAATAATTAATAGAAACTATTGACAATTATTACCAATAATGATAAGATTAAGAATAACAAAAAGGAGATTAAATGACAATAATTATTTTACTAGCTTTAGCATTACCGACTTGGTTTATCATGTTGGGTCTAGCAGAGTGTGATGTTTTAAGAAAAGGTAAACTGACTAAATATACTGGAATTAATTTAATGAGAGGCGTTGAGGAGTACAGAGTGGAGGACTACTATGGGTAAATTTAAAGTTAGAGTTTCTCTACCTAGAGGCGAATTTAATCAAGATAAGTGCAGTATCTTATTACATGCTACTCAATTTTATGCAAAAAAGATATTGGGTACTAGATTAGCAAATCTTATCAATGTGAAAATTGATGTTAGAAAAACTATTTTAGATAATAATACTCTTGGAGTTTGTCAAATGAAAGTTACAGGTTCTAAAAGACAAAGACAATTTAAGATTGTATTGAATGCAAAAAGAGATTTACATTCGCAACTGCAAACTTTAGCACATGAAATGGTTCATGTAAGACAAAAAGCAAAAAACCAATTGCAATACAGATGGAACAAAAGTGATTCAAGCATCAAAGTAAGATGGATGGATAATGCTCCAGTAAGACCAGAGGATATTCCATACAACCAAAGGCCTTGGGAAATTGAGGCAAGAAGTTTAGAAAGAGGATTTTACAAGGATTATCTGAACTTTGTTTATAAAATTAAAAAGAAAGGAGATGAGTAATGCAAAAAACAAGAAAGTCAAAAAATAAAAAGTCATCAGATATTAAAAGTGATTTCAATAAGAATTTATCAAAAAAATTAAAACAACGATTTTCTAATATCAAAACCAAAGACAGAGGTGATGGTATAATGGAAATCTCATTTAAAAAAGGAGGAAAATAATGGCTACTGTAACTGGTATAAGAAAAGGATTGTCTGTTTACTATGTTGAACATAATGAACTTCAATGGAAAATAGCTGAATTAGAAAATGGTGCATATGAAGTTTTTTTATATGTTGATGGTGATAAGGATTTTCTTGGAAGAAGTACATTTGGTCAATACAAATCTTATAAAATATCTGAAAGTATTGGCAAAGGTATTGAGTATATTGAAGATCAAGACTTAAAATAGGTTTTAATCTCCCTAAAGAAATGGTAGAGGTCTATATGGAAAATTATAGACCTTTGCCTGATTGTTTGACAATTAAATCTTCTAATATTGAGGGTTTAGGATTGTTTGCAACTGTTGATATTGAAATGAATACTGTCTTTGGTGTATCGCATATCTTATATCAAGATAAACCTGTAAGAACACCATTGGGAGGATTTATCAATCATTCTGAAGATTCTAACTGCAAAAAACAATTAATCGGTAATAAATATTATCTATTGAGTAAAAACTCTATAAAAGCTGGTGATGAATTGACTTTGACCTACACACTTTACAATGTTACTTCTTGTCTGTAGGCACCCATGATTTTCCAAAACCATCTACTTGTTTTGTACCCCTGATAGTCATTCCTGAATTATCTAGCAATCTTTCCAATTCTTCTTCTTCCATAGATAGTCTTTCCATAATTTCTTTATCAGGAAGATTATCTTCTTTCATTTTTCTAACTATCTCTGACATTTTAAGAACAGCATGAGTACCTCTAGCTCTATTGTGTCTTATTGTGGACATCATTCGGTGGTCCTTATCAAAATCAACTATTACAACAGGGACTTTTCCATCTGTCATTTGTGATACTTCAGGGTCTTTAGATAGTGTCCATCTATGGAATCCATCTACAATTGTATTGTCTGATAGTATTACTATTGGTTGAGTCCATCCATCCTCTATAATAGAAGTTTTAAGCAACTGCAATTCAGGTGGTGCTACAAAATTTGGATTATAATCGTTTGCATTTAGAGTGTTTCTATCAACCCATTGGACTTTTCCTACTGGTTGATTATCAATACCTTGTTTCATCTTTTAACCTCATTTGATCTATTAGTTTTTTCTTTTCAGGGTCAGCATGACTAGACATTGTTCTTAATCTTCTGCCTTTCATATCACCTCTTAAAGCTATCATACAAAGACCTTTCCAGGATAATCCTGTAATATCATCAGGAGTTGTATCAGGCACTGGTCTTCTTGCAAGATTTATATGATTTCCAACTGCTGATCTAACATTGGAAAGAATAAATTTTTGTTGTTCAATATCGTATAAAGCGACATTATCATAGAACCAATCTTTCCATGTTTTATCTTTTGGAAGTTTTATTCCACCAAATCCATACAATTGTGTTCTTGAATATTTTTCTGATGTTGATGCACCAGAAACTCTACCTGTCATTTTTGCCCAAAGTTCTGGCCAACCGACTTTATACTGCCAAAGTCCTCTCATTGGTTCTTCCCCAAAAGGAACACAGACTCTTTGTTCATTCTTACCTACACCCATTTTATCAAGAACATCATAAACTCTATTATAATCCCAATTATAAATTTTTGGTGCTAACCAAACATCTGAAGAAGTCCAATCATATATTGGTGATACTCCATATGAATATCCACTTCGTGCTGCTGTTATCCAATTATCTTTTACCCTATGTGATACTGCTCTAAACCTAGTCAAACTTTCTTGCGCCCTCAAACCTCTAACATCAGCTATTCTTCCATGAGTATGATCATAAACTAAATGTGATACTTCAGGAATTGTATGTCCATGTTTAAAACCTTTTATGTCAGTAATTGCAAAATCAGGAATATCTCTTACCCACTTGTCTTTACATTTAGGGTCAAAAGGATACCAAAATGGATCTCTACGACTTCCTCCATTTCTATGTTTAACTG